TACATATTTGGGTATTTCATCACAAATTGGTTATGACCCATTATTTTTTGAATATAAGGGTAAACAAAAACCACTTGACTTGTGTGTTGAAAGTGATGCACCATCTTGGAACTATGTAACCAAAGGGTTCCACATGGATTCAGGAGCAACTGTTGTAAGTATTGTGACAGGTCCAACATCTGGTTCACCAGCATTTGATTGTGGTGTTGCTTCATTCCAAAGAGACCCTGAAACTTCAGCAAACCCTTACTACCAAATCCAAGCAAGAAAATTCTCTTTCTTATTACAAGGTGGTTTTGATGGTTGGGATATATATAACGAAAGTAGAACAAATACTGATAGATTCATATTAGGTGGTAGTGGATATCAAGCAGGAGCTTGTCCAACTACAAGATACCCTAACGCAACTGGTTGGGGAGCGTTTAAACCAATCGCAATCAGTAACTTTACTGACTTTGCAAATACTGACTACTACGCTTACTTGTTAGGTATTAACACATTCTCAAACCCTGAAGCAGTAAATATAAATGTATTTGCAACACCTGGTATTGACTATGTTAACAACTCAAACTTGGTTGAGGATTCTATTTCTATGGTAACATTTGATAGAGCAGATTCAATCTACATTTGTACAACACCTGATACAGCAATGTTTGCACCTGTAACAAATCCTGCTGATTTTATTTACCCAACTGAAGCGGTTGACAATTTAGATAACACAGGAATTGACTCAAACTACACAGCAACTTACTACCCATGGATTTTGGTTAGAGATACTGTAAATAACACACAGATTTACATACCACCAACAAATGAAGTTTGTAGAAACTTGGCGTTGACTGATAATATTTCATTCCCATGGTTCGCAACTGCGGGTTACACAAGAGGTTTGGTAAATGCGGTTAAAGCACGTAAGAAACTTACACAAGAAGATAGAGACACTTTGTATCAAGGTAGAATCAACCCAATCGCAACTTTCTCTGATGTTGGAACTGTAATTTGGGGTAATAAAACATTACAAATTGCTGACACAGCACTTAACAGAATTAACGTAAGAAGATTGTTATTACAAGCTCGTAAGTTGATTTCAGCGGTGGCGGTTAGATTGTTGTTTGAACAGAACGATGCTAAAGTAAGACAAGATTTCTTGGATTCAGTAAACCCAATCTTGGATGCAATCAGAAGAGACAGAGGTTTATATGACTTTAGAGTAACAGTAAGTAATTCACCTGAAGACTTAGATAGAAATACTATGACAGGTAAAATTTACTTGAAACCAACTAAAGCGTTGGAATTCATTGACATTGAGTTCTTGATAACTCCAACAGGAGCATCATTTGAAAATATTTAATATTTAAATGATTAGAAAAAAAACATTAAACACCACATCGTCATTACTTGAAGGTTTTGACGATGTTGGTACGCCTGACATGAAATATTACGCCTTTGATTGGGATGATAATATCATGATGATGCCAACTAAAATTATCCTTAAAGATGAAAATGATAATGAGGTTGGTATGTCAACAGAAGATTTTGCGGAATACAGAAGTGAAATTGGTGTAAAACCATTTAATTACAAAGGTAGTACAATTGTTGGATATGCTGACGAACCTTTTCGTAATTTTAGAACTGGTGGTGATAAACAATTTAAAATTGATGCCATGAAAGGTAAACCAGGTCCCGCTTGGTCTGATTTTGTGGAAGCAATCAACAACGGGTCAATTTTTTCAATAATCACCGCACGTGGACACAACCCTGAAACAATAAAAGATGCGATTTATAACCTAATAGTTTCCGACCACATGGGTATTAATAAAGACTTATTAATTAAGAATCTTAGAAAATTCCGTGACTTTACAAATATGGAAGACAAATCGGATATGGAATTAATAAAAGACTATATGGATATGAACAAATATTATCCCGTTAGTTTTGGTACAGACGCAGGAGCTGCCAACCCCGAGGAATTAAAAGTCCAAGCAATGAAAGAATTTATTTCATATGTAAAAGGACAGGCAAAAGAATTGGGTAAAAAATTATATGTTAAAGATGATGTAAGAAATAATTTTGTTCCTAGTATTGGTTTTTCAGATGATGATTTAAAGAATGTAGAAGTAATGAAGAAGCATTTTGAAGATGAACCAGTTTTAAAGACTTATTCTACTGCTGGAGGAATTAAAACTAGATACTAAACGATGATAATTTTTAAAAAATTAAAGTAAATACAAAAATTTTTAAACAACGAGTATTTATAGATAAATAAACTAAAACAAAAAACTAAAAAGAATATACCATGGCTGATTTATTAATGAAAATGCCGGTTCCTTACGAACCAAAAAGAGCGAACCGATTTATACTAAGGTTTGACACAAGTTTAGGTATTAATGAATGGTTCGTAGAATCATCAGGAAGACCAAGTATTGATATTAACCCTGTTGAGATACAATTTTTGAACACTTCTACATATGTAGCGGGTAGATTCAAATGGAATCCAATCTCAGTTAAATTCCGTGACCCAATTGGTCCATCAGCAACACAAGCTCTTATGGAGTGGGTTCGTTTACACGCTGAATCAGTTACAGGTCGTATGGGATATGCTGCGGGTTATAAAAAGAATGTTGACCTTGAAATGTTGGACCCAACAGGTGTTGTTGTGGAAAAATGGATTCTTGAGCAATGTATGATTACAAAATCCACTTGGGATAACGTATCATATAGTGATGACAAATTAGCAGGATTGGACGTTACATTACAGATGGACCGTTGTATTTTGGTTTACTAATTTTGTATTTATTTTTATATTGATAAATTAATTTAATACGGTATATTTAACACAGGGTCTATTCCCTGTGTTTTTTTTTATGGACGAAAATTTATTACAATATGCACAACAAGAATTTAACTTACCACATGATGTGGTAAAATTACCATCTGAGGGTAAATTCTACAAATCAAAGAAAAAATCTGTTAAGGTTGGTTATTTAACCGCCGCTGATGAGAATATTATCATGGCCTCAAACCCTGATGATATGATTATGACCTTGGTTCGTTCAAAATTGTATGAACCGGATTTAAAACCTGATGAACTGTTAAACGGTGATATTGAAGCTATTTTGATATTTTTGAGAAACACATCTTTTGGTCCTGAATATAAAATTAGTATTAATGACCCTGAAACTGGAAAAAGATTTTCTGCTGATATATTGTTGGATGAATTAGATTTTAGAAGACCATCAACTAACCCGAACGAAGATGGTACTTTTGATGTTGTGTTACCAAAGTCACAAGCATCCGTTAAATTAAAACCACTTTTATATAAAGAAATTCAAGAGATTAATAAGGCCGCTGACTCATATCCTGCTGGAAGGGTTGCCCCAAGAGTGACTATGAAACTTCAAAAACAAATTTTATCTGTTAATGGTGATACAACACCAAGTACGATTATTAAATTTATTGAAGGATTACCAATTATGGATTCAAAATTCATTAGAAAATTTATTGATGAAAATGAACCAAGATTAGACCTAACCAAATCAGTTATAGCCCCGTCAGGAAACAAGGTAGATGTTGAAATCGCCTTTGGGGTTGAGTTTTTTCGGGTTTTCTTCTGATTATAGGAAATTCCAATTAGACGAATTTTTTATTCTGAGCCGAGATTTACATATGTCTTGGACAGATTTTCAAAAAATGCCTACATATGCCCGTAGGTATATGGTGGACAAATTAATAGAATCTTATCAAAAATAAGTTTTATTCTATTTATTAGAATATGCAGGCAGCTACAGGAAATACCGCCACAACTACACAGGCAGTAATCAATGATTTAACCAGAACTATTAATCAGGGTTATGATAATTGGTTATCTAGAACAAAAGTATTAGAACAAGAGTTTTCAAACTTTAATGCAAAACTTGCAGGTACTTTTGGTCAAACACAAATGGCCATCAGAAGTCTAAATGTTGAGTTGGCGGTTGCAACACCAAGAGTTACAGGATTAGGGGGTTCGTTAACAGATGTAACAAATATACAACAGGGTATTGCCGAAAGTTTAAATACTAATGTTATTACTCTTGGGGAAACTGTTGGTGAATTATATGCTGCGGGTCAAGCGGTAGGTGTTAGTTCTAGCGAAATTGGTGGTATGGTAAAGGGATTCCAAGATGCGGGAATTCAAACCGGAAATATTAGAGACAATATCCAACAATCAGTTGACATTGCCAGAAAAGTTGGTGTCAATACAAGTGCTGTGTTTAAACTTGTTGGTGATAACTTAAGTAATATTAATAAGTATGGTTTTGAAAATGGGGTTGCGGGGTTGGCTAAAATGTCGGCACAGGCTGCGGGATTACGTATTAATATGAATGAAATATTTGGATTTGCTGAAAGGGTGTTTAACCCCGAAGGTGCTGTAGATATGGTGTCTACATTCCAAAAGTTGGGAGTTGCCGCTGGTGATTTAGCGGACCCATTTAGATTAATGTATTTAGCATCTGAAGATACTGCTGAATTACAGAATCAGGTTGTAAAAATGACCGAAAAGTTTACATACTTTGATGAAAAAACAAAAGAGTTTAAAGTTTTTCCAAACGCCAAACGTGATTTAAGAGAAATTTCAAATGCTACGGGAATTGCTTATGAAGACTTAATCAAAATGTCTGAGGGTCAACAAAAGTTAAATAAAATTAGGAGTGAATTCAAAACAACGGGTATTGATGAGGAATCAAAACAATTTATTGCTAACGTAGCTCAATACAACAAAGACAAAGGTGCTTTCACAGTTAAAATTGGTGACCAAGAAAAAACAATTTCTGAGATTAATTCTAAAGACCTTGAAGAACTGAAAAAGGCTAACGAACCCGTGACTTTGGAACAATTGGCAAAGGAACAATTAAATCAAGACCAATTGGGAAATGCTCTTTTAAAACAATTAGTTGATAGTGTTGCCGCTCCAATTGCTGGTTCAAGGGCTCCAAGAGATTTGAGAGAATTTGGTCGTGGTGCGACCCAAGTAGCATCAACAGCCGCAACTCAAACACTTGGAAATCAAAGAGGTGCTATAGAGTCAATTGATAAATTTTATGGACAAGCAGGACAAAGTATTTTGGATTTATTTCAAGGAGAAGGAAGTCCAACCAAAATTGCGGAAATATTTAAAACCGCGGGTATGGATGTACAATCTGGTTTTGCCAATATAAAACAAACAATAAGTGGTATTGATTTTAAATCGGCAATTCAACCATATATAAGTTCAGGAAATAAAATTGCCGAAGCTGCTGAAATGGCGGTACAAGGACTTACAAAATTGGCGACAAAAGCCACAGCCTCAGGAACAATTCCAAATAGAGTTGAAGCTAACCAACCACAATCATTTATTAATCAAACAATAAAAGTTGATGATATTAATTATAAAGGTTCTATAGATGTAAAAGTAACAAATGCAAATGGAAACACTAGTAATTTAACAGATACTCAAGTGTATGATTTATTTAAAAACGAAACATTTATCAAACAAATTAATAAAATGATTAGTGATGGTAAGATTAGTGGTAATTATGGTTATACACCAAACAAAACAAATTAATAGAAATTATTAAATAAAAAATAGGAGGGCTTCTATTTATAGATGATACAACAACATGCCAAGTCGTTTAAGTTTTAGTGCTACGAAATTAAAAAGGGATGAGTTACTTTTAAGGAACTTAAAACCTTACAATAAGCCGGGTGTTTATACACCTGTAGGTAGACCTGGTGTTAATGAATATATCCGAAGTGATTATTCAGTTATTGATTCTCCTGATGCATTAATAGATGCTGACCCATTTGCAGATACATTATATACAAACAATACGTTTGGACCTTTGGGTGGATACAATAAAGATATTAGTGGTTTAATTAATACACAACAAACATTATCAAACCAAGGTCCTTATACTCAAACACCACCATATACCGAAGCATTACAATTATATTCAGTATCGTTCCAAAAAAGACAATACATTAAGAATGTTTATTCGCCAGGAAACCAATACACCTATTATGACATGGGTGATGTTATTAAAGTACAAAAAAATGCAACATATTGGGACCCACCAAGTTTCAGACCATCATCATATTCACCATTTTCAGTTTTATTACAAGCCGACCCCGTAGGTGATAATGGTCCCGCAAGTGATGATTCAGAATTGGCTAGATTAGGTGTTAAAGCAGCAAAACAATCTTTTCAATATAGAGTTGACCAAAATGTTAGAAGTGAAACATTAGGAAGAGTTAATATATTAAATGGTGTTAAAGACCCAGTTAACTTATCTTTAATTTTAGCAGGAAAACAACCTTTAATTTACAGAGATTGGAAAATTACCTCAGGTGGGGGTAATATTATATCACAAGGTCAGGACATTGTTCAAAGAATTGCTGGTTTTACTTTACCATTTTCACCAATACCGGGAAGTTATTACGAACAAAGAGATATTAATTCAACACAATCTGCTATCAGAGCTGCTGGTAACGGAAAACGTGGTGGATTATTTGGGTTATTTGGTTCAAGACCAACATCACCATCACAAGTATTTTTAGATTATACAGGTTCAGGTCAAAGAGCACAGTTGACACAGAATTTGGATATGAACAGATTCCGTCCACAATACAATACGGGTGGTACAGGAATTTTATCTGCTCTTGGAAACGCTATTACAGGTGCGTTTGCAAACAATGCCAGTCAAGGAACTTACTATGTTGGTAGTCCCGAAAGAGAGCCGGGTTATTTAACATCACCTCCTGGTGAGGTACCAATTGACCCATTTGGAGCTCAAGTATTGGCACCCGTTTACGGTCCTGATATTTTAGGTAAGGAATATGAAGGTGTTGATAAAGACTTTAAATTTGGTTTGGCGGGAAAACCATTTGTTGATGATGGTAGTATTGTCGGTGGATTTAGTTGGGTAAGTCAAAAATGGTCACCAAATGCGGGAAGATATCAAAAACCTGGTGGTGACTATGGTGAACAAGACCCTGCATACCCATCAATATCAAATCAATTTACCGATACACAATCAATAAAATATGAATACAAACCAGGTTCAATTTTAGATGATACCCAAAGATTAATTGATTCACAACCAAACTCAGGTGCAAGATTTGGACACGTAGGTAATGCAATTGACCAAACATCAAAAGTGTTCTTTGATGGTTATAAAGAAATTACAAAAGGTTCACAGATTATTAAGTATTCTGACGGACAAGCCAATGTTGGTATAGAATATTGTCGTGTTTTTACAAAAGATACCCCATACTACACATTTAACAATTTACAAAAAAAAGATGGAAACATTCGTAAGTTCTCATACTCTGTTATGGATTCAACTTTTAATCTTAATATCGCCCCTGAAAAAGGTGGTGATAGTATTGTTAATGGTAAAGTAAAAAAATACATGTTCTCAATTGAGAATTTAGCATGGAGAACAGGATATAGAGCGGGTTATAGAGTTGATGATTTACCAGCATGTGAAAAAGGTCCTAACGGTGGTAGAGTAATGTGGTTTCCACCATATGATTTGTCATTTACTGAGGATACAAGACCTTCATTCAATGAAACAACATTCTTGGGTAGACCCGAGCCAATATATACCTATAAAAACACCTCACGTAGTGGTACATTGAAATGGAAGATGATTGTTGACCACCCGTCAGTTTTAAATCTTATTGTTAATAAGGTGTTAGCAAATGAAGGTGATAGACAAAAAGTTGATTCA